ACGACGCGGTGGCGCGATCGCCGAGCTGCTTCTTCACGCTGCGGCCCATCACGGCGAACACGGTCACGTCGCAGTTACAGTTGCAGTGCAACGTCAGCCCGACCTTCGCGTCGAACGGCTACCAGCAGGTCTTAGCGATCAACAATCAGGGCCAGTTGACCATGGCGGGCAGTATTGTCGCCGGCAACGCCAGCGCGATCTCGATCTCCGGGCGCACCGCGATGTCCTCAACCGCGGACGGGTTGCTGCGGATCACACAGAACGCCGGCAACACGACCGGCGTGGAGATCAACGAAGGGACAGCGGTCCCAACCGTGACGTCCTGCGGCACGGGCACGGTGACGGGACACAGCACGAACACGGCCGGCGAGATCACACCCACGGGCGCGACGGCCTGCACGGTGACGTTCGGCGCTCCGGCGTTCAGCTTTCAGCCGTTCTGCACCGTGACGATGGAAAACACGGCAGAAGCGGTGCGGATCTCGGCGATCTCTACGACCGCGTTCACGCTGACGTTCACGACGTCTGGCAATAAGTTCATGTATCACTGTTTCGGCGGTGCCTACTAGCGTGAGTTTGCAGATCCAACTAGAAACAACAAATGTCTGCAGCGCAGACTGCGTGTTTTGCCCGTACTCCATCATGAAGCGCCCGAAGGGCACGATGTCGTTCGAGCTGTACCAGCGCATCATCGACCAGGCGGCGACGAGCCCGCACGTCGAGAAGGTGACGCTGACTGGGCTGGGCGAGCCGCTGCTCGACCGCTTCTTGGCTCGCCGCGTGCGGTACGCGCGACAGCAGATGGCGCCTGGCGTGCTCATCGACATGTACACCAACGGGAACTTGCTCCGTCCCAAGGTGACCGACGAGCTGATCGACGCCGGACTCGACGTGCTCTACGTGAGTCTGAATGCGACCTCGGCGATCCAGAGACGCGAGACGATGAAGCTCGACGACTACGAGCAGACGGTCGCGTATACCAAGTACGCCGTCGAGGCGTACAACAAGAAGGCGGCCCGATTGAAGCTGCCGGCGACGCGCAACCGCTTCCGCGTGATCGTGAAGGGCGTCGCCACGAAAGACCTCTTCGAGATCGGCGACTCGGACGTCTTCGAGGACCAGTGGAACGGCGACCACCAAAAGGGCGGCAACTCCTACCTGCACCTTGAGGGGAATTGGGCGGGCGCGACGGGGCAGAAGATGCGCCGTGTCCCTCGACACGCCTGCGGCCGCGCGCTCGGGCAAATAATGGTTTTGTGGACCGGAGAGGTCTCGCTCTGCTGCTTCGACTCTGAGGGCGCCGTCATTCTCGGCGATCTGAATCACCAAACCCTACGAGACATCTACGCCGGACAGCCGGCGCTCGGGATTCGGGAGGCTCATGTCAATGGCAAGCGCGGCGAACTTCCGCTCTGTAGCACCTGCACCGCTATCTGAGCGCATCGAACGCGCCTTCGGGTCCGTCATGCGCGGCGGCGAAGTGGGCGTCTTTCGGGTCAACCTCGGCTGCGGCTCCGAGCCTGAGTCGGGCTTCCTATCGGTCGACCGCGTGCTGGGCTGCGGCGCTGACCTCGCGTTTGATCTCGAGGATTGCGCCCGCGGCACGCCGCTCCCGTTCGCGGATGGCACGGTCGACGTGGTCTTGGCGAGTCATGTCCTCGAGCACATCACGGGGCTCGTCCCGCTCATGCGGGAGATCCATCGCGCGCTCAAGCCTGGCGGCCATCTGTGCGTCGTCTCGCCGTACGTCAGCTCGGACGACGCCTGGGAGGATCCGACGCACGTCCGCGCGTTCACCGAGTTGTCGTTCCACTACTTCAACGAGAAGCTCTACTCGAAGCCGGGTCACGCCGGACACTATCCGAGCGAGATCGACTTCACCCTGAACGTGGTCTCCACGACGTTGGTGCCGTTCGCGGATCTCGTGGATCCGCTGAGCCCGAATCGGATTGGCTCGCAGGCAGAGATGGCGATCAAGAAGCGCTTCATGCGCAATATTATCAAGGAGATGCAGGTGGTTCTCTCGAAACCAAAGCCGGTAGACTCTCCCGATGGCTGGAGCGAAGGATCGCCGAGCGCGCAACACTGAGGCGCAGCGTCAGTCTCGGGCACGGCATCGCACGAGCACGAAGTGGCGCGATCGCGTCAGGAAGCAGCAGAAGGTCACGCTACAGAAACCGGAGGCGACGTAATGGAAGGGCGAAAGAAGCAAGGGCCGAGCGAGTTGCGCATCAGGCGTGCCGCGAGCGGCAGGGGCTACATCGTGCGCCACAGCTTCGACAACACCAACGCGGGTCCGTCCTGGCGCCAGGATGAGGAGCACATCGCGACCAACCACAGCGACCTGATAAAGCACATCGGGACGCACATGGGCGGTTCGATCCCCGACAAGAACGACGGCTACGGCGGCGGAAAGGCCGGGACGCCAAAGGGGGACGCGAAGAACTTCCACCAGGCCGAAGGCGGCAGCGCGCCGGCGGGGATGCGCGGGACAACCGGCACGAAGTCTGGCAAAAAGAAGGGCAAGGCGCCGGGCCCGCGGACCTTCGGCGCAGGAGTGGACTGAGATGGAGCGCGCGGCATTCGCCAACGACATCCCCGCTGAGCCCGCAGAGCCGTTGACCGGCCGGAAGGATAAAGAGCTGGGCGACTGCACGTACGATTTCTACCGCTGCGGGCGCTGCTTTGGCCTGATCACCCTGCCGCAGATGAAGTGGGGCTGCTCTGAAGAGGGCCAGTTACGGATCTGCCCGTGCGGCGGACTCAAGTTCTCGCCGACGAATCCGAAGTGGTGGGAGTTCCTGTTCCTGCCGAGGGTATGGAGCTTCGCGGTGAAGCGACTGCGTGGCCTGGTGTGAGGATTTACCTGTCGGCGCAGACGTACGGGGGCACGCATCCCATCGCGAACCGGCACTTGCGGGCGGCGATCATGCAAGCCTCCAACGACGGCATCAAATGGGCGGGTGATATGTCGCCTGACCGCATGAAGTTCGAGGCGGCCCGAAACACGACGGTCGTGGAAGTGCTCCGACGGAACGACGCGGACGCGATTCTCTGGGTCGACGATGACGTGATCCTCCCGATCGGGGCCATCAGTCAGCTCGTGGCCCAAGAGAAGGACTTCATCACGGGGATCTACTTCCAGCGCGTCCCGCCGCACTTTCCGCTGATTGCAAACCATCGCGAGGATCGCGACACGTTCAATTGGGTCGTGAAGTGGCCGGCGAAGACGGTCTTCCCCGTCGACGGCTGCGGCTTCGGGTGCGTCCTGACGTCGTTGAAGATGCTGAAGGACATGGAGCCGCCGTGGTTCACCTTCGAGAAGTTCTCGGAGGACTTCGACTTCTGTCTTCGGGCACGCAAGGCCGGTTATCAACTGTGGGCGCACGCGGATGTGCTCTGCCGGCATCTGGCAGACCCCAAGGCGGTCGGTCTCGAGGAGTTCGCCTCGCTCCGCGATCGTCCAGAGGGACTGGATGAGTTCATTCGTCCCAGGGGCTCGGCAGCGTAAAATCAGTAACGCGCGGTAGGGAGAGAGAGCAGTGCCAAGCACACTCGATCGGTCGCTCACGTTGGACCCCACGTTGAAGGTCGAGAAGTGGTTGTTCCAAAAGATCGACCACACGACGCGCATGGGCATCATCGGCGGGGCGATGCACAACAAGAAGGGCAACGCCGTCTATCGCCGCTTGCCATACAACCTCGTCGCCTACGACGGCGACATGACGGTGTGGTATGTCGAACCCGCGTACCCGAGCGACTTCAACAAGGTGCTCGATGGCAGCGGGGATCCGATCGGGCCGTACCAAACGGACGGAGCGGGCCGCGTCGTCGGCTTCGAGTTCTACGACGCGCGTCCCTTCGAGGTCTTCGCCTATAACGATTTCGACTGCGTGAACAACGGCGGACAACTGCCGTAACGAGTCGACTCGTGACGAAGGCGGAGATGCGGTCGGAGACGTTCCGCCGCCTCAACGAGATCGCGACGTCGCCGGTCTTCTGGACTTCGGCAGACGTCGATACGGCGATCAACGAAGGCTACGCGGAACTATCGGATGCCAGCGAGTGGTACGAGCGGCATCTGGATATCGCCCTGTTCAGTAACCAGCCCTACTACGACGCGCGCACGGTGATTGGATCGGAGTTCCTCGCGCCGTCGGGCGCCTTCGACTACCAGACGAATCGCTGGCTGATTCCGACCACCGTGCGAATGTTCGACGCACACGATCGACGGTGGGAGCGCGTGGACGGGGAACCCCAGCGCGTGTTGACGCGTGGCCTCTGGTGGCTGGGGTACTGGCCGCGGGTGCAGTCGGTGACGGGCGGCTCGATCAAGCAGTACTACGTGGCCCTACCGCCCCCTCTGGTCAATGACACGGACGAGCCGGGCTTTCCGGACACCTTTCACGACGGCTGCATCGCCTTCGCGGTGGCGGACCTGCTGGCGCAGGACGCGGAGGGCGACCTGGCCATGCTGGCGTGGAAGACGTACCTCGAGATCGAGAGGGAGTTGACGGACTGGGTGGCGGGGCGGGCGAGCGCCGCGGCTCTACACGGCTGGGGCGCGATCGGGAGCGTTGCCCAATGAAGACATACGGGGATCTGATCTCGCGCACGCTGCATCGTCTCGGCGACGACGGCGGGTCGATCTGGACGACGGACGAAGTGCTCTTTCATCTTGGGGCGGCGCAGTCTGATCTCGCCACGAAGCAGCGGGTCTTCTTCGACTGGACATGGCTCGAGAACCTGCCGCCGAGCTTTAGCGTGACGCAACCGTGGGAGCTGCTCCTACTCGATCCAGGGATGGTGAACACCGGCGTCGCGAACTACACCTGCGACTTCGAGCGGACCCTGTTCAGCGACTACGGCAACGACGAGCGGCAGCGCATCGGGCCGGCGTGGTATACGAGCCCGTTCGAGGCGACGGACCTGTGGTTGTCCGACGTCCATGCCAACACGGCCATCTCGGCCACCGCGGACGTGCCAGACGAAGTGGCGTCGTTGGACCGCGTGACGTGGGACAAGCGGGGCATCAACGCGATGACGCCGGCGCTCATGGAGCGACTCGACGCGCGCTACCAGATCACGACGGGCGAGGTCTACGGTTTCATGTGGCAGCGCGACGGCGTGCGGACCCTGCGAAAGATTCGCGTGCCGTCCGCACAGAGCGACGCCTACGCGATCGATGGGAGCTGGGGCATCCTCCGCGATCCGACGCTCATCTCCACGGACACCTGCACGGGCTACGACAACGTGCCGATGCAGTTCAACCACACGCAACCGTGGGAAGAAGCGTTGATGATCATCGACGGCATCCTGCTCCGGGGATGCGCGAACACGACCGCGGCGTTCGAGGCCGCGATGGTGACGTTCAGCCCGGTGCGGGGACCCGCGTGGTACACGGCCGATTTCGAGTCTGCCGACCGCTGGCTCGTCTCGCTGAACCACAACACGCCGGTGCCAACGACGGTCTACTGGGGCATCCCGCG